GTTGATTACCTTATAATGGGTCCAGGTCTCGATGTTGAGTCTGATTCACAAGCTAAAGCAAACCTGATCATCTCACTCGCTGAGGGAAGAAAGGATTGTATGGCTGTTGTTTCTCCACATAGAGCCAACGTTGTTAGTGTTAATAACACGACAACACAAACTACTAACTTGATGAGATATTACTCAGCTTTGAGTTCTTCTTCTTACGCTGTATTTGATTCTGGTTATAAGTATACTTACGACAGATTCAATAACGAATTCCGTTATATTCCATGTAACCCAGACGTTGCTGGTTTGATGGTTAGAACTTCTATCGAAGCTTATCCTTGGTTCTCGCCAGCTGGATTGACTAGAGGTGTTCTGAATAACGCTATTAAGTTGGCTTACAACCCATCTAAAACACAAAGAGATGTTCTTTATGGAGCTAGAATCAACTCTATCGTAAATCAGAGAGGATCTGGTATTCTCTTGTTTGGTGATAAGACGGCTTTGTCTTACTCTTCGGCCTTCGATAGAATTAACGTTAGAAGACTGTTCCTCACAGTTGAACAAGCTCTTGAGGGAGCGGCTAACGCACAACTCTTCCAACTCAACGACTCGATTACAAGGTCTAACTTTGTGAACATCGTTGAACCTTATTTGAGAGATGTTGAGGCTAAAAGAGGTATTTACGGTTTTGTGGTTGTTTGTGATAATGAAAATAACACTCCTGACATCATTGACAACAATGAGTTTAGAGCTGATATTTACCTGAAACCCACTAAGTCAATCAACTACATTACTCTTACATTCGTGGCAACCAGAACTGGTGTCTCGTTTGAAGAAATTGTTGGTACTGTTTGATCGATACTAACACATTAAAGAGGAACCCTAAAAATGGCACAAACAAAAACACTATCTAATTTCAAATCCAGGTTAGCGGGCGGTGGAGCTCGTCCTAACCTGTTTGAGGTAACTCTTCCCTCATTTCCCGGAGCCGCTGAGGATTTCTGGGGTGAGGGTGAGAACGAATCAAACACCAAGATGGCCTTCTTGTGTAAGGCAGCTCAACTTCCAGCCTCTACTGTAGCAGAAATTCCTGTTGCTTTTAGAGGTCGTCAACTCAAAGTTGCTGGAGAAAGAACCTTCGATCCTTGGACTGTCACCATCATCAATGACGAAGACTTTGGTCTGAGAACGTCGTTCGAAGCTTGGATGAACAAACTTTCGAAACTGAATGATGCAACTGGTGTCACTAACCCAACTTCCTATATGACCAACGCTTATGTTAAGCAACTGGGTCGTGGCAAAGAAAAATTTGCTACTGAGAATGTTGGTGGTGAATCATCTGTTCTTAGAACTTATAAGTTCTATGATATCTGGCCTACCAATGTATCAGCTATTCAACTTAGCTATGATACAGAAGGCACTATTGAAGAATTTGATGTAACCTTCGCTGTTCAGTACTTCACTATCGGTGAAACTGAAGAGTCTGGATCATCTGATGATCAACAAGGAACAATCCAGTAAGTTTTAGCCTGATAAATAGATAGAACGGAAGTTTCTAGTTTTATCTAATAATGGCGAGATTATTTGGATTCTCAATTGAAGATATCGAGAAAAACCCGCCTGGTGTAATATCTCCGGTCCCACCGAATAAAAACGATGGGCAAGAGAGTTATATCAGTAGCGGGTTTTTTGGTTCGTATGTAGATATTGAGGGCGTTTATCGTAACGAAAACGAACTTATCAGAAGATACAGGTCTATGGCTTTGTATCCAGAATGTGATAGTGCAATTGAAGACATTGTAAATGAAGCTATTGTTGCTGATACAAATGATAGTCCCGTATCAATCGAGCTATCAAACTTGAACGCCAGTGATGGCATTAAAAAGAAAGTAAGAGAAGAGTTTAAGTATATCCTGGAACTTTTGGACTTCGATAAGAAGGCTCATGAGATCTTCCGTAATTGGTATATCGATGGAAGACTCTATTACAACAAAGTAATTGACCAGAAAAATCCTCAAGATGGTATTCAAGAACTGAGATATATTGATTCTGCAAAGATGAAGTATGTTCGTCAGGTCAAGAAGACCAGAAATGATGGATTGGCTAGATCTGAACAAGATAATCCAGCAACATATAACTTCCCAGAACTAGAAGAGTATTTTATCTATACTCCTGGTGGAAATAACCAATATGGTTCTTCTCCAGCTAAGGGAATCAAACTAACTAAGGATTCAGTTACATATTGTACCTCTGGATTGGTAGATAGAAATAAGGGATCAACCCTTTCATGGCTACACAAATCAATCAAACCACTCAATCAGTTGATGATGATTGAGGATAGTTTGGTGATCTATCGTCTCTCAAGAGCACCAGAAAGAAGAATCTTCTACATTGACGTTGGTAATCTGCCCAAACAAAAAGCAGAAGCATATCTTCGTGATGTGATGCAACGTTATAGAAATAAACTTGTCTATGATGCTAACACTGGTGAAATTAGAGATGATAAGAAATTCATGTCAATGATGGAAGATTTTTGGCTTCCTAGACGTGAAGGTGGTAGAGGAACTGAGATCACTACACTTCCTGGTGGTCAAAACCTTGGAGAAATCTCTGATATCAACTACTTTCAGAAGAAATTGTATAGGTCACTGAATGTGCCTGAGACAAGACTTCAGGGAGATAGTGGATTTTCAATGGGTCGTTCTTCTGAAATCCTCAGAGATGAAGTTAAATTCTCCAAGTTTGTTGGAAGAATGAGAAAGAGATTCTCTGAAATGTTCAGTGATATGTTGAAGACTCAACTTATTCTGAAAAATATCATTACTCCTGAAGATTGGGAGTATATGAATGATCATATTCAGTATGATTTCCTCTATGATAATCACTTTGCAGAACTGAAAGATGCGGAACTTTTGAGAGAAAGACTGACTCTGGCAGAACAAACACAACAATATGTTGGTAAGTATTACTCTAATGATTATGTAAGGAGACATGTTCTTCGTCAAACTGATGAAGAAATTATTGAACAGGATGAACTTATCGAGAAGGAAATTGAATCTGGAGCAATTCCAGATCCTGCAATGGCAGCTCTAGATCCTATGGCAGGTGGAGCTCCTGCACCTGGTGGAGCTTTACCACCAGCTGGTGGCGGAGTTCCTCTCGATCCACCAACACCAGAAGCTTCTGAAACTCCCACTGGTGGGGAGATCTAAATAAAGAAAAATTACACCTATGAATATGGATGAACTTATGGATTTGCTGGTGAAGGATGAATCACCTTCAGCAGTAAGTGATGCAATTAAAGATCAGTTGTTCTCACGAACTGCTGAAAAGATTCAAGGAATTAGACCTAATGTTGCTGCATCAATTTTTGATGATGACGTTAATCTAGATTCTGAAGAAGCACCCGAAGTTGATGGAGACATCGACTTGGATGCGGAAATTCAATAAATAACATCATACACTAGGTATATCAATGGCCAGAACATTACTAGTCGGTGCAGAGATTGCATGTCCGACGACTGCAGGAGCCGCCACTAGTTTTACTGGAGCTAGTGTGGTTCGTTTGATTAATACTAACGCCGCTATCCAAAAAGTAACCGTATTGGAAACACAAAGTGGAGTCGGAGTCGGTTCTATGACTATTGCTCCCAATAGTGTTGAATTTTTGGAGAAGAAGTCAACTCAAGTTGTATTTGCAGCTAGTGCGGACGTGTTAGGAACTCAAGTAGGTTACACAGCTTAAAACCATGAAACTAATTAGAGAAGAAATTGAACAGGTAGAAGTTATCGTTGAAGAACGCAACGGTAAGAAAAACATGTTCATCGAAGGTATCTTCCTACAGGGAGACCTCAAGAATAGAAATGGTCGTATGTATCCAATGGAAACTCTGAGAAGAGAAGTCCAAAGATACAGTGAGAACCACATTCATGCAGGCAGAGCTCTTGGAGAACTGGGACACCCAGATGGCCCAACAGTTAATCTGGATCGCGTCAGTCACAAAATTGTTTCTCTCAAAGAGAGTGGGAACAACTTTATCGGTAAGGCCAAAATCTTATCGACTCCTATGGGTAAGATTGCAGAGTCTCTCATTAGCGAGGGAGTTAAGTTGGGCGTTTCTTCTAGAGGAATCGGATCACTTAAACAAACAAGAGAAGGTGTAAATGTTGTTGGTGATGACTT